ATTATGTTTTTTGGCGGAACTACCTTTGCAGGAGCACCCTTTGGAGATTCAGGATTTAACCCTAATGCGTTTGTAAATGTAACAGGGTCTAGAATAAACGAATCAACAGGCACAGTAGGTTTAGTAGGTAATGCTAATTTAAGTGTTACTGGAAATAGGCTTAATTTTACTATTGGTAATGTAACAATTATTGAAGGTACAGGTGTTATTGTATCTCCTAATAGCACTCAGTTAAATGTATCTACAGGTGACCCAACAATAGTTGGTAAAGCATTATTAACTTTAACTGGATCTAGAACAAATTTAAATACAGGCACACCTACGTTTGCATTTAAATATGCAGTATCAGGGTCTAGAATAAATGCAAATACAGGAAATGTTACAACAGTTGGTAAAGCAACTGTATTACCAAATGGTTCACAAGTAAACTTTGGCACAGGAACAGTAACCGTATCTGCAGATGCCAACCTATCTGTAACAGGTAATAGAGTTGATGTTGCTGTAGGTAATGTTACAACTAAAGCAAATGCAACTGTAACTGTTACAACTAATAGACAAAATATTTCAAGCGGAACCGTAACAATTGTAGCAAAAGCAACTGTTACACCAGATGGCAGTAGAATAAATGTTGCAGATGGTTCTGTATTAATTAAAAAATGGGATGGTATTGTACCAGGAGCTACTATGACTTGGGATCCTGTACAAACATCGTTAGGATAGAATATGTATTTTGGAGGAAGCACATTTGCAGGAGCACCATTTGGAGACCCAGGGGGAGTTAGTGTATTTGTTGCTATAACAGGTAACAGAGTAAATGTAAGCACAGGAACTGTAGGTATTACAGCTTCTGCAAGAATATTACCAGGAGGCTCTGAAATAGAGATTTCTATAGGTAATGTTACTGTAAGAGTAAACAAAAGAGTAGCTGTAGATGGTGTAAGAATAAACCTTGCAACAGGTACCGTTTCTGTGATATCATGGAGTATTATTGATCCAGGTGCAAACCAGACCTGGGTTCCAATAGATCCAGATAATCCGTAGGAGAAAATATGGCGTCAAGTACATCGAGTGATTTAAAACTAGAATTAATTACCACAGGGGAAAAGTCAGGTACCTGGGGTACAATTACAAATACTAATTTACAAATATTAGAACAAGCAGCATCAGGTTATTTATCATTAGCAGTAGGTTCAAGTGATGTGGCTTTATCTTTAGCAAACCATGCTACAGCGAATGGTAAAAATTTATATTACAAACTAACTGGTACGTTAACTGCAAACAGAACAGTTACTATGCCAGATTCTGCAGAAAGAGTTTTTATTGTAGAAGACGCAACATCAAGATCTTCATCGAATTATACATTAACTGTAAAAACTGTATCAGGAACAGGACTTGCTTTACCTGTTGGATCTACAACAGTTTTATATTCTGATGGTACGAATATCACAGGTAAGTTACAAACTAAAGGATACCACACACCATCTGCAACATATACAACAGTCAACGGTGATCAAGTATTAGTAGATACATCTGGAGGCGGTATTGGTACTGCAATTACTATAAATCTACCTGCATCACCTGCTATTGGAAATGAAGTTACATTTATTGATAGTGGAAACAACCTTGCATCTAACAATCTAACAGTAGGAAGAAATAGCTCCAGAATAAACGGAGCAGAATCTGACTTAGTAGTTTCAACCAACGCTTCAGCTTTTACTTTGGTGTATGTTAATGCAACAAGAGGCTGGGTGTATAAAGATAAGATATAGGACCACGGACCATGGCTCTTATTGACTTTAAGGTTCTACCAGGAATTGACAAACAAAACACGGACTCTGGAGCAGAGTTCAGATGGGTTGATTGTGATAATGTAAGATTTAGATATAGTCTTCCAGAAAAAGTAGGTGGTTGGTCTTCACTTGTCACTGATACTATATGTGGTGTAGCGAGAAGACAGTTTGCATTCGTTGATTTAGATGGTAACCGTTATGTTGCTATTGGTACAGATAAGTTTTTATTATTATATTTTGAAGGTCAACTCTATGACATTACACCTGTAAAGACAGCTTTGACTGGTGCAACTATTGCAACTACATCTGGATCTGCAGTTTGTTCAATTACAAAAGCAAGTCATGGATTAAGTGCAGGTGACATTGTACAATTTAATAATGTAACTTTACCAGGTGGTACAGGATACTCTGCATCTGATTTTGAAGATAAAAACTTTCAAGTAACTTCTGTTACATCTAGTTCTGTATTTACAATTACACAAAGTTCTAATGCATCGGCCACTGTATCTACAGGTGGTAGTATAGAATTAATTCCTTACGAGCCAGTTGGTCCTGCCGCACAATCATATGGTTATGGTTGGGGTACAGATACTTGGGGTGCTGGTAATTGGGGTGAAGCATCTTCAGCTGATGATGTAACACTTGAACCAGGTCTTTGGTCATTAAGTAATTTTGGAGAAGTATTAATTGCAACAATTGCAAATGGTAAAACATTTACATGGAATGCAGGAGCAGCAACACCATTAGAAACTAGAGCATCTACAACTACATCTGGTTTTGCAACAGGAAACAATCCAACTGCAACAAGAGTTACATTAGTTTCACCAACAACACGTCACTTAATTCATCTTGGAACTGAAACAACTATTGGATCAGCATCAACACAAGATGATATGTTTATAAGATTTTCGGATCAAGAAGACATTAACGATTATACTGCAACAGCAATTAACAGTGCTGGTGATTTTAGACTACAAGACGGTACAAAAATTATAGGTGCGTTGAAAGCAAAAGAAACAATTTTAGTTTGGACAGATAATGCATTGTATACAATGAAATTTGTAGGTGCACCTTTTACATTTGGATTTGAACAAGTTGGTACAAACTGTGGATTGATAGGTAAGAACGCAGCTGTTGAAATAGATGGTACAGCTTTTTGGATGTCACCAAATGGTTTCTTTATGTTTGATGGTACCGTTAAATCACTACCATGTAGTGTAGAAGATTTTGTATATGATTCTGCAGATACTACAAAAGGTCAACAAGTATACGCGGGTTTAAATAATCTATTTACTGAAGTTGTTTGGTATTATCCATCACAAGGTTCTGAATACAACGATAAGTATGTTGTGTTTAATTATGGAGAAGTTATGAAAGGTGGTGTTTGGTATATTGGTACAGAAGCTAGAACTTCATGGATTGATGCAACTGTATATCCAAATCCTTTTGCAACTAAATACAATGACTCTGCATCAGGCACTTTTCCTGCTATTGTAGGTGAATCTGGTTTAGGACAAACTACTTTGTTTGAACATGAGGTTGGAACTGATCAAGTCAATCCAGATGGTACAACAACCACAGTTACATCGTTTGTAAAATCATATGATTTTGATTTACAATCTAGAGCACAAAATGCACAAGGAAGAGCATCAGGACCAACTATTGCTGGTGAAGTATTTCTTGCTTTACGTAGATTTGTACCAGATTTTAAAACACTTGCAGGTAATGCAAAAGTAACGATTGGGGTAAAACGATATCCGCAACAATCAGAAACTACAACAACTTTAAGTCCATTTACAATTACTTCTAGTACTGATAAAAAAGATACCAGAGCAAGAGGTAGATTTGTAAACTTTAAAATAGAGAATGATGATGCCTCTGAGTCTTGGAGATTTGGCACATTTAAAATAGATGTACAACCAGATGGTAGACGATAATGGCAAAGATAGTAGTTAGATTACCAGAACCAAAAGAAGACTATGATGTCTCTAACCAAAAACAAATTAACAGAGCAATAACTTTAGTTGTAGAACAATTAAACTCTACATTTTTAAACGAACAAAAACAGGAGCAAGAGAGATTCTCTTGGTTTTTAAGTGGCTAATATTTATAAAAACGAAAAAGTAGATTTTACAACTACAAACAATACTACAGTTTATACAGCTCCTAGTAACTCTAGAGCTATCATAAATAATATTTTAGTATCTGAAGACTCAGGTAATGCAGATTCAATATCTGTAACATTAACAGATGCAAGTTCAAATGTGTTTAGTTTATTTAAAACTAAAGCTGTATCTGCAAATGCAACAGAAGAGTTGATAACCAAACCTATTGTGTTACAAGAAGGAGAGATATTAAAAGCACAAGCAACCACAGCAGATAGACTACATATGGTAGTTTCTTTGCTAGAAATAAATAGGGATTAACATGGCGTTTAAAGAAGAAGGATCAGTAAACTACACAATAATAAATGGCAAAAAGGTGCCAGTTGTTAAGTGTGAAACTGAAGTAGTATTAAGAAATACACAAACAAACTATGAGTATAATTCAGATCAAGAAGCAGAGGATGATATCGCAGATCCAAATTCACCTACACAAAGGGAATTTATAACAAGATCCTTGAAAATTAAGGTAGCTGCAATGCCTCCATTAGGAACTGCATCTGATGAAGACAAAGAAGAATAGTTGTAAAACAAAGGTTTATTATATAAAATAGAACGATGGCAATAACAAGAGCACAACAAGCAAGACAGATGTACAAAGAAGGTAGTAAGAAACCTGTTGTACAAGGTGGTGTAGATAATTATCTTGGTGATCAGCCACAAGTTGTTGTACCTAGAAAATGGCAATCAGGTCCTGATAAACCACCTACAGAATTAGCATACATCACAGAAGCAGAGAAAAAATTACTTTTAAAAGAAGATATACATGGATCATTAAAAGAAGGACCTAACGAGGGCCCTGCAGGTATCATGTCATTAGATAGTTTTGGTGACATAGATGATAGTGGTCAAGACGTTGGTATGGCTGGTGGAGATGTAAGTAGAGCAGAAAGCGGAGATTTTAGTGGTATTCCTTCTGATCGTCAAGAACAAGCAAAAGATATCCGTGCAGGTTTTGTAGCTGCTGGAGGACAAGAAACAAAAGAAGAAAAAAAAGATAAAGAATTTCAAAAGAAGAAAAAAGAAATTAAAAAAACTTTTTCTCCATTAAGTAGATACAATAGGCAAAGAAAACGTGACTACATTGATTATCTAAAAAAACAAAAAATGGATAAGATAAGAAAAGGTTTAATACAATATCAAGATAAGGTAGGACAAATACAAGGTCTTACTGATTTTGACACGTTACAAGATTATATTAATCAGGTACAAAGCGTTGATGATTTAGTTGCTTCAGGTTTTTATAGTGATGATGGTAGATTTGCAAAAGGAGATATACCTGATTTTACAACAACTAAACCACCAGGAGTTTTAGGTTTACTTGCAGATAAGTTTTCAGGACCTGTAACCAAAGAAAGATTAAATGAATTACTCGGACAAGTAACAGATTTAACAGCTTTAGAAACGGGTCCTTTAAAAAATTTACAGGATACAAATATTAATAAATTAATGGAAACTTACGAACCAAACAGATTTAAATTAATGAACCCTGAACAAGGTGGAAGAGATGATGATCCAATATTACCAATCATACCAAAAGAAGAAGGTGAAGAAACACCAGAAGATCCAAGACAAGTTTTATCAACACGTATTTTAGGATCACAGTTTGATCCCACATTCTTTGCAGCTGATGGTGGTATCATGAACGCTGATATTGTTGGCGGTATGATGGATGGTAACATGGATGAGATGGGTAGACAAATGTATGGTCTAGGTAAACTTGTTAAGAAAGCAACAAGAGCTGTTAAGAAAATTGTAAAATCACCTGTAGGTAAAATAGCTTTAGGAGCAGCTGCTGCTAAATTTGGTGGTTTTGGTTTAGGTGGTCTTAAAGGTAAATTATTTGGATTAAAAGGTATTGATGAATTTGGAGGGACTATGGGTTTATTAGGTGATTTAGGTTTAACAAAAGGTTTTGGATCATTTATGCCAACTGCCTTTGGTGGTATAACTCTTGCATCCATACTACCATTGTTAGCAGGTAAAACAGAAGATGAAAAAAATGATATTTTAAAAGACTATTATGCAAAAAACCAATTAAATCCAGCAACAACTAAAAGACAAATGGGTAGTGAGTTTGACTTTTATAACTATAATCTAGCTGAAGGTGGTATGCCTAGCAAGGAACCTGTAGCTAAAAAGACTATGCCATTATTGGACATGGGTGGTAAAGAGAAGGATTACAGAGAGACAGGTGGTTTTGTAGATATGGGTAGAATGGAAAGAGCTGACGATGTGCCTGCTAGACTATCTAAGAATGAATTCGTATTTACAGCTGATGCTGTAAGAAATGCTGGTGATGGAGATATAGACAAAGGCGCAGAAGTCATGTATAACATGATGAAGAACCTCGAAGCTGGAGGTGACGTATCCGAAGAATCGCAAGGTTTAGAGGGCGCTAGAAAAATGTTTCAAACATCACAAAGATTAGGAGAAGTCTTATAATGGCAACAGAAACCGTAATAAATCGACCCGCACCGTTTGTAGAAGAAATAGGTCAAAAGTTATCAGAACAAGCATTAGGATTACAGAACGTTCCTGTTGTAACAGGTGGTATTGGAAGTCTGTCAAGAATGACAGGTGAAACTGATGAAGGTTTCAAAGCAAGACAAAACGCTGCAAGAGCGTTTGAAGTAAGACAACAAAATTTAGCAGGTATTGCACCTGAAGTTGCAGGTCAAAGTACATTACAACAAGCGGCAAGTAGATTAGGTGCAGAAATCGCAGGAATAGATCCAACTACTGGACAAAAAACTGGAATAGCTTCTTTTGAACCATTCTTACAAGCTGCACAAGCATCAACTGGCCCGCAAGCATTTCAACAATTTATGTCACCGTATCAACAACAAGTTATTGATACA